AGGAACTGTTACAACAGTTGGTAAAGCAACTATATTACCAAATGGATCAAGAGTTGATGTTAGCACAGGATCTGTAACCATATCTGCCGATGCAAATCTTTCAGTAACAGGAAACAGAGTAGACGTAGAAATAGGAAACGTTACAACTAAAGCAAACGCAACCGTAACAGTAACTACAAACAGACAAAATTTATCAACAGGAACTGTAACTATTGTAGCAAAAGCATCTGTTACACCAGATGGTAGTAGAATAAATGTTGCAGATGGTTCCGTATTAATTAAAAAATGGGATGGTATTGTACCAGGAGCAAGCATGACTTGGGAACCTGTGCAAACATCATTAGGATAGAATATGTATTTTGGAGGAAGCACATTTGCCGGAGCACCATTCGCCGATCCAGGTGGCGTAAGTGTATTTGTTGCTGTATCAGGGAACAGGGTAAATGTAAGCACAGGAACAGTTGGAATTACAGCTTCTGCAAGAATATTACCAGGAGGTTCTGAAATAGAGATATCCATAGGTAATGTTACCGTTAGAGTTAATAAAACAG